TGCGCGGTTCTCGTGCCACTGCAACAGACGGGGAAGCCAATTTAACATCAGACTATTGTTGACTGGGCTGTTGTAAGCCTGCCGATATTCCTGGCTCCCGAGTTGCCGCGCGTTGTCGATGATGGCTTCAGCGTCCGCGATGTTGGCCGGCCGGGATGCACCGCCGCCGGGGGGCTGAGCCTGTGGACCGATGCCTTCCAACGTCTCGCGCATCGATGGCGCCAGACGCTCCTGGCGCGTCGAAATGGCGTTGCGCACGTCCTGGGCGGACTGCGCCGCACCGTTGTTGGCGAGATAGTCAAGCTTGGCTTGGGTCGTGCTGTCCTGCACCCGCCCCAGCTCGTCGAGATCGACGTTGCGCGCCTGGCGCAAGCCCGCATTCGGCCCGCGCAATGCCGCGTCAGAGCCGGCTACGGCCGGATACTCCGCCAGCATCAAATCACTGTCGGCGTGCACGTTGCGCAACTGCCGAACTTGATTGACGGCCGTGGTTCTAGCCGCGCCTGTTTCTGTCATGATGCGGGCAATAGTGGCCTGTTCCGCGGCCTGCACATCGCCGCGGGCTCGCACCATCTCATCTCCGAGAATGTCGAGCGTGCGTCGGTTGGTGGCTACGTTCGCACGCGACGGCCCGGCTGCAATCTGATCGGCCAGCGCGTCGGCGCCACCCGGCAGATCGTCGCCAATGCGGCCGTAGGCGCCGGCTTCTCCCATGTTGGCCCTGGCGCGGTTGATCTGCCGCAGCCCTTCACCGGCCATCCCAATGCCGCCACCCAGCACTGCGCCCAATGTGCCGGAAACAGCCGCCTGCTGTGCCCGGTTGCCAAATCCGTCCTCACCTTGGCCGAACCCGGTCACGGCTCCCGTTCCACCACCAATTGCCACCGCTTGGCCAATGCGCCCCGCCGCCGATGCTGCCGGGCGCAACGCACCTCCCACGAGGCCGACTCCGGGAACGGCCATGCCGCCCGCGACTTCGCCCACAGTGGACAGGATCTTGTTGCGGTCGCGGAACGTGCGCAGGTTCTGGCGTTCGCTTTTCAGAGCTTCGTCGTAGGTCTCCGACCCCACCAGCGACCGGACGCCGGCCGCGATTTCGTCACCGAACCCGAACCCCAACCCCTGCCCAATGACGGTTTGAAACAGACCGTAGGCCGGCGAATAGTTGGAGTCATCGAGCACATAGCGCGCTTGCGGCGCTTGCTCCGGTGCGGCGTCCAGAACATACCGGCTCATCGGTTGCCCCTCGTGGCGCGCGTCAGCAGTTCATCCAGCCGGCGCAGCTGATCGCCTGACAGGCTGCCACGCTGGCCATCGTACTTCCTAACTACGTCAATCGGTGGCAATGACGCGGCGTCCCGCTCGAATTGAGCGCGGAGCTGATCAGATGCAGCATTGCTTTCGCGCTCCATCGTTGCGCGGCGTTCCTGCGCACGAGCTGCGGGAGAGCCTGGCGCGCTTGTCGGCCCGGTCTGCTCAACGAACGGGACTAGCTGGCCGCCCCGTTTGATGAGCCGCTGGCCGGTCGCCTGATCGAAGACGCGCGCGCCCTCCGGAATCTGATCGGGCGTCGCGAACTGCGTTTGCGCCGGTTGTCCTGCCGGCTGCCCGGATGCAGCCCCAGCCGGCTGGCGCTGACCGCCCTGTGCCTGCGTAGCAGCCGCTTCGGGGAACAACGGGTTCTGCGCGCTCCATTGGGCTAGACGGTCAAAAAACCGATCGTCGATGCGCCCCTTGTTCATGCGCGCATATTCGTTGGCAAATCGAGCTGCTTCGATACTGCGCTGCGCAACTCGCTTCATGTAGCCGATGAGCATGCGATTGCCCTCCGGCGTCATGGAAAGATTGGGGTTCATGCCAACAAGGAATTGCCGATCTGAATCGCTCATTGCGCCGGGCATGCCCGCTCCTCCAGACGGGTCGCGCGCGGCAAGCGCCAGCTGGCTTGCCAGCGCATTGAACATTTCGGCTTGTGATAGCCCGTTAGTTTGGATGCCGGCGGCACCGAGCGCCCGACGAAGCGCAAGCTCGTATTGGGTGCCGGGCCCCTGCGGCGTCCCTGACGCGATGAGATTCTCCATTACGTCGAGCATGGCCACTTGCGATTGAGCCTTGCGCGCGCCGTCGCGAAGCTCGCCCATGTCTTTGGCAAGCCCCTTGCCAAGCTCGCTATCGTAGGCTTTCTGCCCTTCGCGGTCGGGGGACTCTGTGAGGATTTTCGTGGCCGTGTCTTTGTTGCCGAGAATTAGTGCAATGGCGGCCCGGTTGCGTCGTTCTTCTTCGATCTCTCCGAGCGGGCCCATTCCACGAGCTGGCGGCGTGGGCTGCGCAGAAGGAACCGCAGCGGGCGCAGGCCCAGGCGTCGGCCCAGGCAACGGCGCGCGCGCGTTGGGAATGTCAAAGCTTCCTTGATCGGCCGGCATCGCCGAAGGGGCAGGAATGGCCGGAGCAGGCATGGCACCCGGCGGCTGGCCAAGCCCGGCTTGTGGCGCATCTGGAATAAGCCCCAACGTGCGCGCCTGCGACAGCAGTTGATCACGTTCCATCTGGCTCTTGGCCTGCATCAGCCTGATTTGCAGCTGGTGGGCTTCCTGCGCCATGCTGCGCTGCTGCCCGAACTGTGCGTTCTGCATACGCTCGGCGTGGCCAAACTGCCGGTTCTGCTGCTCGCGCTGAAAGCCTTGGTTCATCGACGTGTTCAAATAGCTGTCGGCCAATTGCTGTCCGCGCTGCATGCCGAACGGGTTAGCCATCAGCGCCCCGGCCATCTTGTTCATGGGCATGCCGGTTTCCATGCCGCGCTTGTAGATGTCGGCCACGGCTTGGTTGCCAGCGCGCTCGCCCTCGTTGGCCTGCTGTGTCCAAGCGGCGCCGCTGCCCGCTTGGAGCACGCGCGCAAGCGCCTGTGTCCAGTGCTGCGCCGGCCCGGTGTCCATGCCAGCGTTGAGCAGCCGCGTCCCAAGCTGCCGGCCGAACCCGACCGACTCCGGCGTCCAGTCTGGCGTCATGTCAGCGCCCCTTGTCAGACCTAGTAAGCCCGTCCGCCGGGATCATTGTTCATGAACCCGTTGACCATTTGCGGCGCCGCGCTTCCACCACCGCCACCCAACAGCCGCGTGAACAGGCTTCCCCCGACGCTAGCCCCGCCACCGAGCGGCGCACCGAGCATCGCGCCACCGATGCCGGCAAGCCCGCCCAGCATCGCGTTGCGCTGCTGCATTTGCTGGTTGTACTGGTTCATTTGGCCGTCATAGTTGGCCTTGTTGAGCCCCATGTAATCCACCGTGCCGACGTTGACCCCCGGCGCGTTGACCATTTGCGGCGACGTGGTGCCCATGCCGAACTGGACGCCCGGCGACAGCTCGCGCATTTCCTGGCCGCGCTCGTTGATGGCCTGCCCCCACGCGCCCGTGGCAAAATTGTTGCGGGCTTCGTTCTGCTGCAGGGCGACATCGCCCATCTGCGTGCGGAACGCCTCGCTTGAGGGGTCAAATCCTTGGTTCCGCAGCCGGCTTTCCGCTGCGGCTCGCATGCGCTCGTTCCGCGGATCCATGGTCTGGTCGTACATGCCGAGCGCGCGATCGATGCCGTTGGCACCGCCGGCCTGGCCAAAATACCTATCCGCCAGCCCACCGAGCCCACCGGCCATGCGCTGACCCGTGGCGCCAAGCTGCTGGTTGACCTGAAATACCGGGTTGCCGTTGGCATCTGTGCCGGACTGCGACCAGTTGACCGTGTTGCCGAACGCATCGGTCTGGTTCGGGCGATTGTAGGCCGCCTGCTGCTGCGCCGATCGCGTGTTCTCGGCGGCCTGCTGCTGACCGACCGCGGCGACGTTGATCGGTGCCGGCGCTTTAGGCGTGCGAAAGAGTGAGCCCATCGTGATTCCTCTTGAGCCACCGGCAGGCTTCCGGCGTCATGTAGAACCGAAGCGCGTCCTGGCCGCGCCCGTAGTAGTCGCGCTCGACGCCCTCGAAACGGAACCCAAACTTCGGCGCCGCCTTCTTGACGGCGCGGTTAGACTTCGCCGTGCGGATCTCGAGCCGATAGACGCCCGACCCGAACACGCGCCCGAACATTTCGCGCCACGTGTCGTTGCTGGTCCGGCCGTACAGGTGAAGCTCGGCCGTCGTGTCGTTTTTAGCCGTCAGCACGAACGCGCCGGCCAGCACGCCGTCTCGGTTGATGACGCCCATGGAGACGGACGGCTGCTGCTGAACGTGGACGCCGTAGCGAAGCGCAACCCATGCGTTGACGGTCGCGTCATGGCCGAGCACCAGATGCATCAGAGCGCGCCCCCGGTCTCTGCCATCACCAGAAACCCGTTGATGACTAGACTTTCCTCCACCGACCCGTTAGCGCCCCACGTGGACGCGCCCCACGTGGCCGTGCTCCACTCGCCACCGGCAACCGAAGCGTCGAATCCCACCCGGCCGACGAACTTGATCGAGCCAAACGCTCCGATGCCGGCCATGCCGATCCAGTCAGACGACACGTTGACCGATGAGCCGAACAGCGCCGTGCCGAACACGGCCGTGCCGAACTGCGCCGACGTTGGCAGGGCCGCGAACGAGCCCGGCGAGAGTACCGAGGTCTCGAAAAAATCCGTGCTGATGCCGATCTGTGGCCGGTAAGCGCCCGTGCCGGTCAGCAACGCGCGGCACTGGAGCCAGCGCTTCGTCTGCGCCGTGCCAAGCGCCGTGTAGGCGGTTTGCCCCGTGGCCGTGATGGGCTGATCGAAGTCCAGGCTCCCTGTGTCCGCCTTGAACACGGTTCCTGTGTTGCCGCCGAAGTAAAGGTTGTCATCGTAGACCAACCAGCAATTGGCGTTGTGGCTGTCGAACTCGCACCACGCGCCCGTGAGGGTGTTCATCACGTACTGACTGGACGCGCTGTTCTCGCTGCTCGGGATGTTGACGACCAGCCGCGTGCCGCGCGGATAGACGATCGCTTCCCAGCCCCACACCGACGCGTAAGAACGCGCCGCGCTGTTGAAGGCCGGCGAGATGTTGGCCGTGAGCGCGACGCGGTTGGCTTGGCTCTGGTCAACCGACAGCAGTTGCGAGAGCGGAAACACGCCCTCGAGCGTGATCAGCGCAAGATCTGCGCCGTACTTGACGAAGCACCGCCGGCCGATCGGGGCTGGCACGTCATAGGTGCCGACGAGAGACCACGTGTTGGCGCTGGCCGGGTCTGTGCCCTGGTATAGAGCAACCTGCCCCTCGCTCGAGATGAACACCGCATAGTCATCGGGCCCGGATCCGCCGTCCCGAGACCATGTGCCCATGGCCACCAGATAACCGCCGCGCGTGAACACGCTCCCGAGCGCGAACGCCGTGGCCGCGCCCGCAACGGCATCAGTGGCGAGATAGTACGCCGTAAGGCTGTCGTTGATCGTAAACCACAGCCGCTTTTTATGGCTGTTGACGTGGACAATGCTAGTCCCCGTCACTCCGGTGAGCGATGGCGTGGCCCACACCGAGCCGTTGTAGTGGCGTGGATCGTCAGCACCGTTGCAGATCCAAAGATAGTGACCGGCGCCCGTCGTGATGTTGACGTGCTGCCAGCGCGCGTTGTTGAGCCCTGTGAGCGACGAACTGGCCGCTGTCGAAGGCGTCGTCACGTCATAAATGGCCGTGCCTGCTGCCGCGAACATTTTGGACGATGCGGGGCCCCTCCAAGCCATCAGGCTTTCGACCGGGGACGTATCCGTGGCCACATCGTAAGCGTGCCGGACATAGCCGCGCCGGATCTCGCCGTATCCGGGGCGCGGAAACCAGTTTTTCAGCTGGACCGCTCTGTCTTCCGGCATAGCCGACAGCGGCGACGCTGCGTCCCAGCCGCCGACCGGAAACGGCAGCGGACGGGTCCGGGCGACGGGGCGGCGTCTGGCGTTGGGGCGAAGCGGAGCGCGCTGCAGCATCAGGTGAGCGACCAGTTCCCATCAGCTATGGAAGGATCGGACAAGGTGGTCCCAGGCTGGTTGCCGAGATCGAGGATGCGCATGCCGCCATCGTTGGCTTTGCGCTCACTGACAGCTTCTTCGTACGAGCGGAACGCCTCGGAATAGTCAAGACCGCGGGCCCGCAGGAACCGCCACACGACACCGAGCGACACCAATTCTTCGTCCAGAAAGGTAATGTCGTCGTCGTTGGCCCATTTGAGCGCCGTGGCCGACGTGTCGGCGGCGAGCCCGCACCAGTACCTCGACACGTACTCAAACGCGATTGTCTCAGCCGCCGTAGGTGTCGGCGTGAGCCGCAGATAGTTGCCGCGGATGTAGACCGCCGTCCATGTGCCTACCGTCAGATTGGCTTGCATCTGCTGCCAACGCTGCGGCGTGATCGGTCCCACCACCAGCCGGTCTTGAGTCCGATTGTACATGGTGCCCTCCAACAGCCGATCAAAATCGGTTGGAAGGGCATAGGCGACCGTTCCGTTGACGGTCGCAAAGGTGTGCTCGTTGGTGATGCGCTGCCAGGCGTGCCGGCGGGCCAGCTCGACGCCCTCCTGATTAGAGAGCGAGAGCATCTTGCGAACGTTAGGCTCGCTCGACGAAATGACCGCGGTCGGGCTCGGAATGCCGATCCGGTCGGCTGCCGCCTGGATGATGGTCAGCAGGCTCATGTGGTCAGGTGCTCACGGGCTCGTCAGCGGCATCTTTCGGCGGCCGGCCACGGCGCGGGGCGGCAACGGCCTGCAGCGCCTCGAGTTCGCGCATGCGAATGAGGTTCTTGGCCGCCTGCCACGAGGTCAATCCGCCCATGCCGAGCGACTTCGCCGCCGCTTCGTCGAGCGCGGCCAGTTCCTCGGC